AGAGACCCCTATGGCTTTGTCATGGATGTTTTCCCGTGGGGAGAGGAAGGAACGTCGCTCGTCGATCAGGATGGCCCCGACACTTGGCAGACAGAAGTCCTGGTCACCATAGGAAAGTGCCTGGACTGGGAAGAGGCTCTGCAGATCGCCATCAGTTCCGGACACGGCGTTGGCAAGGGCCTCGGTTATGATGTTGAAATACCTACACCTTCTGGAAATAGGAGATGGGGAGACCTCAAGGTAGGGGATAAGCTGTTCGGCCAGGATGGCAAGCCTGTCACCATCCTCCAGCTCCACCCTTACGACAAACGTCGTGCCTATCGCATCACATTTGACGATGGGTCCTTTTGCGAGACATCTGGCGAGCACTTCTGGAATGTCCGAGGCCGCCAAGAGCGTCGAAAGAAACTGGACACATGGCGAACCTTGGACACCATCGAATTGGCCAGTCTGGGAGCCAAGCGTCGTAATGGAATAGCAGAGGCTCGCCAGTGGGAAATCCCCATCCAGGGAGCTGCTGAGTTCGAAGTGCGAGCACTCAAGGTCCACCCCTATTTCATGGGCGTTTGGCTTGGCGATGGCGTGAAGGGCACGCCTGCTTATGGAAAGCCGTATCAGGAAGTCGCGGACAAACTTGAGTCATTCGGTTACAAGTTTGGGGTTGTCAGCTCGAATGGGCATCGCCGAGCTCTTGGCGTCACTCACCTATTCACCGACGATGTCTTTCGCTGCGGATCGCACGAGCGATATATTCCCAATGACTACAAGTTCAACACCATAGAAAATCGCATGAGGCTCTTCGAGGGACTCTGCGACACAGATGGAGAAGTCCATCATACTGGCTCTATAGGCTATAGCTCAACATCAGAACGCCTTGCTAATGATGTTATCTGGCTGGCCCGCTCTCTTGGTTGCAAGGCTCAGATGCAGCCCAACACAAAAATTGGAAGATATAGGAACGAATACGGCGAGATCATTGAGTGTAGAGAATGTTGGCGCGTGACGATCAACGCCCCATTCAATCCATTTTCAATCCCGCATAAGAAAGACGCTTACAAACCATCAGAACGTCGATACCTTACAAGGTGGATTGACTCTATTGAAGAGATCGCTCCTGCTGATGGCATGTGTGTCACGGTGTCGAACGAAGATGGCTTGTATCTCGCTAACGACTTTATCGTCACCCATAACAGCGCGCTCGTGAGCTGGGTCATCCTCTGGGGCTTATCCACTCGCGTTGGAACCAAGGGCGTCGTTACAGCGAACACCGACAATCAGCTCAGGACCAAAACCTGGGTAGAGCTCGGCAAGTGGTTCCAGCTCGCTCCTATCCTCCACGACCTGTTCATCATGGCCGGCACGTCGATAAACGCCAGGGATGAGAAGTGGGCTCAGCAGTGGCGGTTTGACCGGATCACCTGGAGCGAGAAGAGCACCGAGGCGTTCGCCGGGATGCACAATAAAGACAAGCGCATCATTCTGATTTTCGACGAAGCCAGCTCTATCCCAGATTTGATCTGGGAAGTGTCGGAAGGTATGAAGACGGACGGCAATACTGAGATCCTTTGGCTCGTATGCGGGAACCCTACGCGCTCTATCGGGCGCTTCAAGGACTGTTTCACCCGTTTCCGTGAGTCCTGGCGCTGCAAGAAGGTTGACGCCCGCACTGCGAAGATGACCAACAAGAAGCTGTACGAAGGTTGGGTCCGGGCCTACGGCGAGGACAGCGACTTCGTCAGGGTCCGAGTCCGAGGTGAATTCCCCCGCGTCGGCAGCCTCCAGTTTATCTCGGACGAGATCGCGCGCGCCGCCGCGATCAGGGAGCCTATATCCTCCATCTATGATCCGCTCATCATGGGCGTTGACGTGGCGCGGTTCGGCGATAACTCCTCAGTCATCTGCTTCCGCCGAGGGCGTGACGCCCGCACGATCCCTTGGGTCAAGATGAACGGCGTTGACACCAACACCCTCTCCCTCAAGGTTATAGAGCTGTTCAAGAAATATCAGCCTGATGGCGTATTCGTTGATTCGGGCGGCGTCGGCGGCGGCGTCTGTGACCGGCTGCGCTACGCCAAGCTCCCCATCAAGGACGTCGTATTCGGCGGGACTGCCGACGGCTCCAACCAGGGCACGGAAGAGGGGCAGGTCGTCTACGCCAACAAGCGCACCCAGATGTGGGGCGCCATGCGCGACTGGCTTGGCTCGGCCCCCAATCCATTCGGAGAGATGCTCCCAGGCGGCGCGATCCCCAACGACATCCAGCTCATCGACGATCTCGTCAACGTCCAGTACGGCTACACCATGCTGTATGGCAAGGACGCAATCATCCTTGAGAAGAAGGACGACATGCGCCGGCGAGGCGTGTCGAGCCCTGATGAAGGCGACGCTCTGGCGATCACGTTCGCCTTTCCAATATTAAAGTCTGATCATACAAGCCAGCTCAAAGGCAAGCCATCCCACCAAATCGACTACAACCCTTACGCAGAATGTTGGGAAACTCCATGAATATGCGCGGCATATCGGGAAGGACAGAGGACTGACCATGGGATCACTATTCAGTAGGCCAAAGGCCCCGGCTCCGCCTCCGCCTCCGCCGAACCCGCAGACGCCCGCCAAGGCTGACCAGTCGCTGACTGGGGCTGGCGGATCGTCAGACATGAAGCAGCAGGCTGGCGGCACTCTCCTCACGAGTCCTCTTGGGACCGCTGAAGTAAAGACCAGTAATAAAACTCTCACGGGGCAGTAACATGAGCAAGGCGGTTGCGCGCTATAGCGGCGCGGGAAAGCGCGAAGCCGCCCTGAAAACCGGGCAGCAGATTCACGAGTCCCCAAAAGACAACGACGTTCGGTATGAGACGTCGTCCGCGTCTCTCTTGTCCGAGGAAGATCCTAACCCACCCACAGAGCTGGCGGCTGACAACTCCGAGTGGCAAGACCTGCGGAGCCACCTGGAGAGCAGACTCCAGATGATGAACAACTGGCGCCTTTCATGGTGGCGTCATTGGGCTCTGCTCGCCGAGAACATCCTACCACGGCGCTACCACTGGCTGGTGACGCCCAACACGATGACCAGGGGCTTCCCCATCAACTCCAACATCGTCGATCCCACCGGGTCGATCGCCATGCGCATCTGCGCCAGCGGCCTCAAAGAGGGTCTCACAAGCCCGTCCAGGCCCTGGTTCAAGATCAAGGCTGCTCAGCCAGGGTTCGTCCCGGACAGGGACGCGCAGCTCTGGTTCGACGCCGTGGAGAGTCTCATCTATTCGGTCATGGCCCGGTCGAATTTCTACGACTCTCTCACCCAGGTGTTTGAGGACCTTACGGTGTTCGGCACCAGTCCGATGATCATCTACGAGGATGAGAAGGACGTCATTCGCTGTCAGGTCCCGTGCGCCGGAGAATATTATCTGGCGGTGTCCAACTCCAACCGGGTGGAGACGCTCAACCGCAAGTTTGTCATGACTGTCCTTCAGATTGTTCAGATGTTCGGTCTCGAGAATTGTCCTGGATCTGTTCAGGAGATGTGGCGCACCAAAGGCGCCAGCCTCGACGTCGAGTTCATTGTCGCCCACTCCATCGAGCCGAACTTCTCTCTCCCCGACGGACAGGGCTCAGCCCTTGTGCCTCTCGGCGGACACTTCCCCTGGAGAGAATTCTACTGGGTCTGGGGCTCCAGCACGGAACGCCCCCTCAGCGCCCGAGGCTTCTATGAGGAGCCCTTTATCGCTCCCCGCTGGGCGATCACCAGCAACGACCCCTACGGGCGCTCGCCGGGCATGGACGTGCTCCCGGACATCATGCAGCTCCAACTCGAAAGCAAGCGCAAGGCTGAGGCGATCGAGAAGCATGTCCGGCCGCCGCTGCTCGCAAGCTTCGATCTCAAGAACGAGCCGTCCAGCGCGCTCCCTGGCCATGTGACGTACGTCGCCAACCTCGGTCCGCAGGCAGGCATGCGTCCTGTCTACGAGGTGACGCCTCAGCTCCAGTGGATGGTCGCCGACATCAAGGAGATCCAGGAACGGATCAAAAACGGATTCTTCAATGACATCTTCAGGCTCCATTCCGACACCACCAAGGAGCAGACTGCATTCGAGGTCCAGAAGCGCGACCAGGAAAAGATGGCGGTCCTCGGCCCGATCATTGACCGCTTCCAGAATGAGGGCGCAGGCCCATCGATCAAAAGAATCTTCGGGATCATCCGTAGACGGGGCATGCTCCCGATCCTCCCAGATTCCCTAAAGGGAGTAGGCTTCGACATCGAATATGTGTCCATGCTGGCCATGGCGCAGAAGGCGGCGGCGACAACCAGCATCGAACGCGTCCTGGCTACAGCCGGCAACCTGATGGCCGCTGATCCAGAGATTATGGACAACTTCGATCTCGACGAAGCTATCAGGGAATATGGAGAGCTTATGAGCGCTCCGCACAAGATATTCCGTGACAGAAAGGCCATGGAAGCCAAGAGGAACCAGCGCAGACAGCAGCAGGCGGACATGGCGCAGGCTCAGCAGATGAAAGAGATCGCTCCCCAGACAGCCCAGACAGCAAAGGTGATGAGCGATACGCCAGTCGGCGGCGCGAGCTCCGCGCTTGATCTCATGCTGGGTATGGGCGGACAACCACCAAGCTTATGAGGACGACATGAACGAAGAATTCTCTTTTTATAATGAGACCTGCAAGACATGCGCTTTCTATTATGTCACGCCAGGACATCAGA